TATTGGTGTTCTCCTACATGCACGATTGCATCATTTACATAAGCATAACATTTACCACCTATGTCTCTCCATAATTTACAAAAAGCAAAGTCTTCTCCATTATATGTCTTTTCTTTTGGATCATGTAATGTATCAAAAAAATTCCACATGTTTGGCTTGTTTACATATTTACCATTAATGACAGTCTTTTGAACTATTTCTTTATCAGGATACTTTTCAATCATTTTTTCTATAACTTCTCTTTTGATCAGCATGCATCCAGTTGGAGAATCTGTAACTTCCATCACGCCCTTATTTAATTTAATATTGTTAGGGTCAGGCACTTTCATAGGATATGTATGTAATGCTCTTCTAATATCATCTGCAGATTTTATTCTACCTTCTTGCATCTTTTTAAATGCTTTGTCCCACATTAAAGTTTTCAAAGGATAGGGCACAGATATAATATGTTTATCTGCTTTCAACATAGAAAATATTGATTTACCTTGAAAGTAAATATCAGAATCAATAAATAGC